TATTATTTCCACTACTTTCATTCCAAGTAGTACTACCATATGTAAATAAAGAATCTATATCTAATGTACCAACTTCAGCGCTATTGAATGATCCACTTGAAGTTGAATCGCCAATTATACCACCTTGAAGTGTAAATGAACCCGTTAATGCGGGATTTAATTGTTTACTGTCTATCAGTGCCATATCTTATATCTTCCACCTTTCTTTCACCCCACCACTTTGAAATTGATTTTGAAATCCTCTTCTTATGTTGGATTGTTTTTGGTTGTTTCATCTTCTCAATAGTTTCCATTGTGAGCCTCCTATCCATCTGAGCGCACGACTTACACACACTATTGTTACCAACTGCTCTATCAAAACTATCCTTTCTTGTATAAGTTAACATCTTCCTACAATCAGGACACTTTCTGTTTTTACGGTCGAGCCAACTACGCTTCCGCATTTCTTCTTGTTTCCCACCCTCTCTTAGCACTTTCACTAAGTGTTTTGTGCATCATAGGTGTGTTATACTGAACTTTTCTTGTCTTACTCATTCGCTCACAAGTTTCTTTACTTACCACTCTACATCTTACACTATCACCTATTTTTTTCTTGGTTTCTTCTGAATGTTTCTTCCCTCTGTTAGCATCTCCGATTTTCCGTTTATGATCTTCACACAATTTTTTCCCTAAATTTGCTTGTCTTAACTTATCTTTAGTAGCTTCGGACACCGTCTTTCCCATATGAGCTTTACTTAACTTATCCCTTTCATCTTCACTTTTAAATCGTATATAAAGAGATTTGGATATATTTTCTTTATGTTTTTTTGTAAATTTTGTACCAGTTTTTGCTAAACTCATTTTTCTTCTGGTTCTTTTTGACATTTTACTATTCTCACCCCCAGTCCTTAAATTATATCCAAATTCTTTTATATTTGATTTATATTTTTCAATAAAATACCTTTCCATCTTATTAAGTTCAGATGTTGTCTTACATTCTTTGATTATTTCCCAATCAAAATCATATTTTTTCAAAGCATTTCCAAAATAATATCCATTGTGTCCATATTGATGTTCTTTTTTCCTAACCTCAAATGGTCGGACAGTTTGGCCTATATAGACCTTTCCGTTTTCAATGTTTGTTGCTTTGTATATTCTCATAATAATAAATATAAAGGAATGGTAAAAGAAAAGTGGAATAGGGAGTTTTTATGAATTAAATTTACCTTGTGCTATTATTTCATCATCGGATTCTAATGTATAACCAATGCTATCAGTATCTACTAATAATAAAAAATTACTAGCCGATTGTTTTATGGTTAATGCATCGTGTTCCATATATTGTCCATTGATAAAAAATACAAAGTCTTGTTCGCTGGTTGCGGCAAGTCCACTTGGCGCGGAAGCAGTAACAGCGGTGAAACTTGCAGTAGAAGTGGCTGAAATTGAAGCAGCTTTCTTTACATATGATTTTCTTAAATATGTATCAAAAATTGAAACATTCGCATCTTGAACAGAAATGCCATTTAAGGTCAGGGAACCGGTAACGGCCAGTGAGCCTGTAAATAAATGCGTATCGTCTTGCGTATCACCAAATATTGTAGAACCACTTGAAAAACTTTGAGTCATGTGTGTAATAGAAGAACTGACAATATAATTCTCAGCTGTAATATCACCCAGAACAACCCAATCCGTATCTACCTGTGCCTTACCATCATCTCTTTGTGATATTTCAAATGAAGTGGGTCCAATATGAAGTGCGCTTGAAGCACTAATATTAGCAAATGTAACTGTCTGATCAGTACCAACGTCCTGACCAATAGAAAATGTAAATGTTTGTTGTGTAGTTCCATCAAACGATCCGGCGCCACCGACAGTCAATCCAGTTCCAGCAGCTATTGTAAATGGATTGTCTAATGTACCTCCACCACCTGAAGATCCTTGCTGAACTGAAATATTTACGTCTTGACCCTTTTCAGTTATAGCTCCCAAGTCTAAAGATACATCATCATTTATAAATATTCTCTTGGGTGTTAATTTCTTTTGTGTTGTAACTACTTCACTAAATGCTTCGGGAATTAAATATCCATTCATTGTAACAGAAAAAGTTGTCTTTATAATTCGTTCTTTATTTACAGTCATCTCACTCGCATCTGTATAGCTATCTATAGAAGTTCTAAATTTAAATCTTCCATCTTCTCCCCAATAAGCACCCTCACTATAAATTAATTGTTCAACAATCGTATTCATTTGTTCTGTATATGATGTCCAAATCACAAACTCATAACTAAGTTTTACATAGTCAGGAACAGCAACACTATATAATTCTTTCGTCGCGTTCAATCCTTGTTGAACGGAGAATTTATCATATCTGTTTTTATCAGTATATTGTTTCTGGAAAGTATATTGTAATTTTGGATCTTGTGGATTGAATTTATCAACACTCATCGCAGTGTCTTTCTCTACCGATGATCTTTTGAATGCTATAAGCGGTATTATAAGTTGTTTCTTATTATCATATAAAAAGCCTTTTTCTTGTACCGAAGCCCACCTTTCAGGGTTAGCATACATAATAGGAACTTTTATAGATTCATCATTTTCAACTACTTTAGGCTTGATAACATTATTGAAATAATACATAATAGTCGCATCAATATCCATCAATCCTACTGAAAAGTTTTTTACATTATCATCCTTCCTAGACACATCGTGCCCCCGATTTGATAATTTCCTAAGATGTCGAGGAATTGGTTTTTCACGTGCCATTAAATACTCCTAATTCTTTCTATCTGTATAGAACTCTTTCTAACCAAGAAAGTGTTAGCTATAACCGAATAGTTTTGGTCGTACATCCCGCCTACTAATTGATTTTCATTTATAGAACCTACTTCGAAATACCCATAGTTCCAATCTATTAAATCACCCATTTCTAACACCATACTGGCATCTATAAAAGATTGTCGTAAGAATGAAAATGTTGCTGTTTGATTAGCATCGGGTCCAAACTCATCTTGGTTAAAATCAAAATCTTCTGCAGTTATCAATGCATTCATCTGAACACCATTCTTATATATTCTTTTGCCACCAGCGCCCTCACCATACATATTAACAGACGATTCTTGAAGTGATGGTTTGTATATAACACATTCTTGATTTATTAAACCATCTTTGCTATTTTGTTTATCACCGACAAGCTCTTTAGTTACCCTAGTAACCAAATCAACATCTCTTTGATGTAAAAATCTACCAGCCATATTATTATCCTATGAAAATTGGAATTGGAACTTTACCTAGTTTATCCTGTAAATGTTGAGCTTCATCTTTATCAGCTTCTAATAAAGTTTTCCTACCCATCTGCTCTAACATTTCTCTGAGTTGTGTCATTAAAAACTCCTTTTCTGTAGATGCTTCTGTTCTTAATGTATCCCCGTCTAATGTCGTTTCAGCACCGGGAATTGGAATAGAACCATACTTACTTCGTATAGTACCTAATAATTCTTTACAAAGAGCCAATCCATATTTTTTTATCCATTGTTTACCAACATCATTTATAAATTTAAATTGCATATTATCATATGGTGCATTCGACATATCCGAAACCACCGCAGTAGATTTTCCTTGCGCCGTATTACTTCTATCATCTTTCAGTAAATAAGTAAATTTTAACTTGTAGCTAGATGTTGGGTTTGGGAATATTCTTAATTTATTATTAACTAATTCAAATGAATAAGCAGATTTTCTTATTTGATCATTAAATTCTATTGCTTGAATTTTTAATAAATCAGCGTACACCGGCATCATCATAAAAGATACCGCTGGAGAATAATTACCCCAACCAAATGAATCTAACATATTATAAGAACCATCACCAGTTCCAGCGTAAGGATCAAAATATCTAGTTATTGCTGGCGAACCTTCATAAAATATTTTCCTAACTTCTATAGTACCATTTCCACTTTCACTCACAGCAGACCAAGCATTTAAATCATATTGCTGTGACCCACTTGTTATATTTATAGAGCCTGTTCTAAATTCGATTGTTCCACCAACACCAGCCTCTGTACCATATTGCTCTGATAATTCAATAGCTCTACCAAAAGTATTTGTTACTTTGGTATGTGTTATATTTGAGCCCGTAGATTGTCCCTGTAAAGAAAGGATATTATCTCTAATATTGAATTGATTTACTTGTGCGGAATATTCTGTAATGGCTTCTTCATAACACGCATAAAATTGCTGATCTTGCATTTCTACTTCTATTATCGGATACCCCAACCGCTTAGCTGCCCAATCTGAAAACTTATCCACGGAGTGATTTCCAGACCCTGAAAATTCAGTATCGCTATCATAAAATCCATATGGTGTATTTCCCGCTGAAAAGGAACTACTACCTGCCCAAATCGCTTCCATTTTATTCTCCTAAAAAGATGTAATTATTCAATAATAAATATACAAAGCGCAAAAAAAGGATGATTGTCTCAGCCTTTTATCTTTATATACCTACCATACTCATCTCTTTTTAATTTACGCTCAGAAAGAGCCTCACATCGGTCATTGTACTTTGTAGTACCTTCCCCCTTACCATATTTATCAACATACCATGGAAGTGAGAAACGACCAGCAGCTTTTTTCTTCATTTCCACAATTGTATCTTCATTGTGTTTTTTACCATACATTCCGTTTTTGTAGCCGGTATTTAGTTCTTTCATTTTTTCTACAAACTGATTATATTCCGGAGTGTCATAACGCCCTTCCCATACATCTCCTCCATGCTCAGTATTTCTCTGTGTATTGTATCCATTAAATCCATCATATTTAACTATATAAGCTAATTCCACTTCGCACATATCATCTTTAGAACATTTAGCAAGTTCAGTAATTTTCATATCATCCCAACCATACTTTCTAATTGACTTGTATAATGGATAATGTGATTTAGACGAGTTCTTAAATGCTATACTCTTATGCTCAGTTAATCGCTGATTAAAATTCTTGGTTCTACCAATGTAATTTTTACCACTTGGGCTTGTTATTTTATATATTGTTATGTCCATATAATTCTCCGTATAATAATAAGTAGTTACAAGGCACAAAAAAACCCCGCAAAAAGCAGGGTTTTTAAGTAGATTAATTAATAAATTAATTAAACTTGATCGATATCAGCAACGATAACTTTCCCGTAAAACTCAGGTCGCACCATCTTCTTCGCATAGCGAGTCATGACGCCTTTCCGTGGGGTAAAGTTTTGAGGATCGTAAACCAACGGAGTCATAATCATCGGTACATATGGAGCATATACAGCACCAGTTTCTAGGAAGTTACTTCCACGGAAACCAACAAGTATAGTATTATCCAACATGTAAGGATTCTTATAAACAGTATATCGGTTATTGATTGAACCAACTGCTTCTACGCCCATAGCGTAGGTTTTAGCAGATGCATCACCAGTATTTTGAACATATCCAGTAACAGATTCTAAGATTGTAGCAGTTTCAGGTGAAACAACAACAAAATTAGCACCACCACGGAGTGTTTTCTGATGAATTGCATTGGAAACAGATTGGATTTTGATACCCAATGTTTGATACCAAGAAGGCTTGGTATAAGCATTTGAAGCACCACTAATCTGTGTCCAAGCACCAGCGCCTGTGCCAGAACCATCATACTCAAAGCCAACTTTAGCTGACCAGTATGCAGTTTTAGCAGAAGCGTTAGCTTTCAACATATCAAGGATTTCTAAATCGATTTCCATAGCTATGTATTCAGATAACATCGCTGTTAATTCAGCTTCAGCATCAACACTATGATAAGCGTTAAGATCCTGAGCAAGTTCTGGAGTCCAGACAGCTTTCAGCTTACGAGTTTTAGCAACGATTGCTTCACTCTTTAACTGAATGTCTACTTCAGGAATCTGAAGATCGTCTGCAGTAGCAGGACCAGGTGTAGTGAATGAACTCTGTTCAAAATCACCACGATTAGCCGCAATAGGTGCTTGATGATATTTAATACCAATACCAACAGTTGTGCTAGCAGTACCTTTTACAAAGAAACTTGCAGTAGCAGGGTTATTTACATCATCAACAACAGTATATGCTGGATAAGAAGCAGTTATTCCTGAACCACTAATTTCCCAAGCATTTACACCATTCCAATCAGGTCGAGTAAAAGCACCAGCTAATACATCGATTTTGTATAGAGTTCCATCTTGTATTGAAGAACTCAAAGATGGTTCAAATTCCACATCTTTAAATGTGGCAGAACCAGTTTGGAAAGTAGCCGATGTTTGATTAGCAAGCAACGTTGCTTGCAGCATCGTAGCTGACGATTGATCGTTAATTGAATATCCAGATTTTCCACTGCCATACAAACCACCACTAGCATCACCAGAACCAGATGTGTTACCGAACACGTCTGAATTTTGAGTATGATTAGCTTGGTTTGCAGAACCGTATTTAAAATCTAGAAAGAAAATGAGGCCGGATGGCAAATTCATCGGCTGAACACTAACAAACTCTTGTGCTGAAATTTCACCAAAGATTCTACGAACCAATGGTAATGCAACACCAGACCATTCTTCTTTATTTCCGCCAGTACCTGTACCCGAAGCTTCTTTAATAAGCTGAGTTGCCTGGTTTTCTAAAAGAACAGCCATTCCCTGTTTTTTAGTGGAATCATCGATGCCATCTAACAATCCGGTTGGCTCCCATTTGCCGACTAACTTACGAGTCTGCTTTAAGAGCTCTTGATGCGGGTTGTGGCCCGTCATCACTTGACTAAGATTTTCAAAGTTTGACATTATATGTCTCCCAATTAAATAAGGTTAGCTAACTTCTTAAACCTATCTCTTAAATCTGTACTTTCAGAAATTACTTTCTTATCAGATTTAGTAGATGCGATTTGCTTTGAAGCGCTTCCCTTAGATTCATTAATTTCATTTCTAGCAACACCAAATGATTCACCAAGTGTGGAATAAACCAACTTGACTTCACGTAAGGTTGCTGCCCTGTCGAATTGCTCAACGACTTTCATTTTCTGTTCATTGTTCAAACCATATTTACGGAACAATTTGTTCGTAAACAATAGTTTAGCATTTAGCAGATTGACTTCATTTAGCTTTTCACGTAAAGTTGTAATTACAGAACGATGTTCATCAAGGTCAGTACGAAGTAGTGTAACTTCATCCATTTCTTCTTCTGCATCTTCTTCCTCAGAAAGAGCTTTAAGAACTTCATCAAGATCAATATCTTCATCAACTTCTTCTTCACCTTCTTCTTCAGTTAATTTAGCACCTTGAGGATCTTCTTCATCACTAGCATCAGCAGCATCAACTTTGTTGTCTGCTTTACCAATTTCAGAAGAATCAGATTGTTCAGCTACTTTCTTCATATCATCATGTTGCTCATCGCCATCATAAGGATTTTCTGATTCGTCTAACTCATCTTCAAGTTCTTTAATTACAGCTTCTAGGTCGAGATCACCTTCTTGATCTTCGTCCTCACCTTCGGCAAAAGGATTTTCAGCTTCTTCCTCTTCTTCTTCAGATACAACAGGTGCATATTTAACACCGTTGATTTCAATTACACCTTCTTCTTCCATTTCTGGTTCAGCAGGCATTTCTTCTTCTTCTTCAGAAAATTCATCAGCTGGATCCTCGTCTTGCGCGACGATAGGTTCTTCTTCAGCAGGCATTTCATCTTCTTCCATATCTTCGTCATCCATTTCCATTTGGATTTTCTTGGATAACATAGATTGTAGTTTAGGTGTGAAAGCCTCTTCTAAAGCCATTTTTGCGTTTTCTAATGCTGTTTCACGAACAGCTTTTGCGTCAGCAATTGCTTCTTTTAAGAGATCATCCATTATTATTCTCCTATTTAGGATTTAGTATAGTTATTGGGAACTATAATAGAATTATTATATTCGATTACACCGTATACGATAGGAACGGTGTGTTTAGTTTAGATATATATAAATATAAAGAATTAGAATTTTCTTCCCCTTTCACGGGAATTTTCTTCTAAGAGTTTTATTTTTTTCCAATAATTCCGAGCATTTGCCTTATTTTTCATTTCTTTTTTTAATACTGAAGGCTTTTTGTAATATTCTCTCTCACGGAGTTCATACATTAAACCGGAATCTTTTACTTTTCTTTTAAATATACTGAGAGCTTTCTCAATATTATTATGTTTTACAACAACCTTTATTGCCATATTAACCTCAGTCTGTTTCTTTATCCGCTTTCCAATTACGATCTACATAATCAAAAAAGTCTTTTTTATCTTCATCTTTAATTTCATCAGGAGATGACACACCCCATTTCTTTAATGCTTTTTGAAAGAAGGCTTTATATCCATCATCTTCTTTAAAATCTCTAGTACCACTACCTTCTGATTTAACTTCACCCTCGCCTATTGAATAATACCTACCTAAAATATTACCCATATCTTCATACAAACCACTCATTCTTTCTTGTAGTGCATGTGCTTCAGTAGCAACTTTGGAAAATTGACCTGAAAGTCCTGTAAGTTCTTTCATATTACGACTTACTGTAACTTTATCAAACATATCTTCTGTTTCAGATAATGTATGTTGAGCAGCACCTTCAGCGATTGATGATAGTGTTTCTGCCACTTCTTTTAAATTTCCTTTACCATAAATATTTTCACCTAAAGAACTATAGTTTTGAATTGAACTAACTAATTCTTTAATATTAACAGTTGGAGTATCATCTTGCTCTTTTACCCATGGGCTTTGAGATACCAACCCACCAGCTGCTGTAAATTCTTTTAATAAATCTTTCATTTTAATATGAGACATAGTTTTTCTCCTTAGATATAAATATATACCTACTTAATTTTTCCTAATGATTTCTGTGCTATCTGTAATAGTTTAATTGCCTCATGAGGTTTTGAATAAACTCCCTCATCTTCAGCGTCACTGTGTTCTGATATCATATACTCAATTTCTTCTTGTGCCTTTCTCAAATGATTTGAAAATGGACTTGACACTTTTTCTTTTATATGTGGATTATCTTGTTGCCCTTTGTACCAACTCTTAAATAATGCATCAAATGGAATAA